GGCTTACTGGAATGCAACGTTTGACAACGATAAGTGGTCAACGTAGTCTGCCGCGTTACCCAATGAACTTGCTGTGTTAGTAAGCTCTTTGTATCCGTAACGTGTCATAAAGCTAACAACTGGCTCGAATGAGTTTGGATCCATAACTGGACCTGTGCTCATTAACGGAACGTATGGGCAGTAGAACGCAGGAGCATCAGTTTCTGATGAACCTTTGTAACCTACTAATACGTCAGTACCGTCTGCCGCGTAGTTGTCAACAAATACTTTAACAGTGCCGTTCAAAGTACCTACAAACTTAGTGTTTGTTGGTGCTTCAAAACTACCTTCAGTTGTTCTTGCGAACGTTGAAGTAGATGCACTTTGAAGTACTGTTAATGCTTCTGGAGAAACAACAACATAGTTACCAGCGCCACGACGTGTTCTTGCCGCGATTCTGTTAGCTGAGCGGTTGATCTCAATAGCTAATGCCGCATGACGGTCACCAACATATACACTCTGGCCGCTTAATGCACCAAAGTCTAATGTGTTAACGCCTGTACCTGCGAGCGAACGTAGAGAACCAATGATTTCTTGGTCGATTTCAACAACAATCTCTTGTGCAAGAGCTTGCATGATTTCTGCTTCTACGTCAACGCCGTGCATTGCTTCGGCGTCTTGAGCTGCCTCAAAAGTCCAGCGAGCGCTTAGACGTCTAGTCTTAGCTTCTACTGTTTCTTTTAAGATCTGAATGCTCATCTTGTTACCAACTGTTCCCTCAGCCGCCGCTGTGGCGTCTGGTGAACCTGAATAACTTTGTGCCAACTTGAATGGGCTTAGAGCCTCATCACCAGCTGTTGCACCACCGGCTGTTTCAGCATAACGCACACGCAATGTGTGAATTTGGCCTACTGGACCAGTCATAGGCTGAACGCCTACTAGTTCGTTTGCGATCACGGAAGGCATAACCCTTCTGATCAAAGGTAACATTACCTTGTTTAAAGTTGCTACTGAACCTGCACCTGTTGCACCTGCGGTTGCGGCCTCTGACAATTGACGCTTTGCGTTTTCGAGTACCACATCCATAGTTTTGTGACGTTGGCCACTAAGACCTTCCATCAATGCATCCTTGGTTGCGGACCAGTTGCTCTCAAATAAATTTGCCATTTCTTAACTCCTATTATTTTGAAAGTCCGGCTAGTTTGCGGATTGTGTCGAGTTCGACGACACCGTCCGTTTTGTCATCGGCTTCCGCTTTCGCAGTTGCCTTCTTATCACCAGTGTGTTCTTTTGTAACTGACTCTGTGATAGTCTTCTTAATTCTAGGTGTTTCGCCATCTAATACAGACGGAAGATACTTGTCGAATTGCTTCTGCAAGTTCTCTGTCTTAACACTTTCGAGTAAGTCTGACATAATTTCTTTCTTCTCTTTGCCTAGTGGTGCCATAATTTCGTTTAACTTCTCAGTACGAGAATAACGATCTTGTGCAACCCTTAACTTAGATTCAGTTAATTTAACTGCATCGTTCTTCTTAGCAATTTCTTGCTTAGATTCGCTAAGTGTTTTTTCCACTTGGGCTAATTTTTTCTGGACTTGCTTGATTTCTTTTGCTTCATTAAGATAACTGCTGTTATACTCATTGGCAAAGGCTTCAAAAATTCTTCGTCCAAAATCATTTTCGCGAGCTGCTGTGATGTCATTACGGAAAGATTTAACTTCTTCGCTAATGACCTTGTTAATAACGCCTTCTACTTTCATAGCGGCTTTAGAAATAAAGTCTTTCTTAGCTCCAGCTAATTGCTGTTTGCCTTCTCTTACCATTCTAACTTTTTGCTCAACTAAGGCTTTCTTGTCTTCGTGGAACTCTTTTAGCTCTTCGGCTAATTGCTCGCTTACAAAATTGTCTAATTTTGAAACGTGCTCTGTTACACGACTACGATCTGCCCTTAATTCCTTAACCTCTTTTGCAACCGCTTGTGTTACAAAAGTGTCAAGTAGTTTAGCATGTTCACTGACAGCCTTGCGATACTTAACCTGTTGCTCTGCAAGAGCATTTCTGTCTTCTGCAAGTTCTGCAATTTCTGCTTCAACTCGTGTAGATATAAAATTATCCATTGCCTCAACAATCAAGCCTTTATCGTGCTCGTATCGTTGTGCAAATTCTTCACGTAGTTCCGCAGTAAGTGTTTCTCTTGCTTCTGACAGTTTGCTATTCCAGGCTTCTTGAATAGAACCGCGCACTTCTTCTGAAAGCTCCGTTCCTTCAAGTAGTTCGTTAAAATTCACTGCCATAGTAGTCTCCTACTTACTTGTTTAATTCATTGATGAAGCTAGTGATCTGATTCATCAAATGTCTTTCTGCACTTTTATCGTGTGTTACGGCTGAAGCTGTATTAAATATAACTTCTCCGCCTCTCATGTTAAATAATGATTCATAGATTGTCTTAGGATAAGCATCTGGTGCACTGGGCTGGGCCACAATGTCTACAGTAACAATATCAAAGTCGCTTACACGACCACTTTCGTTAACATTACCACTGCCTCTACTACTAACACCCAGTTTTGCTCCAGCCTTTAAAAGGCTTCTTGCAATGTTACCCATAGGTGTATCTATGATTTTTAACTTGCCCATACCGTCCGCGTCATCACAATGCATGTCTGTAATGATGTGGCTTACTCGGTCTAGGTTAATCTGTAGCTCTTCTGGATGGTCTAATTCTCCCAACACAGTTTCGCCTGTCGAAAGTCTCTTTCGTACACTCTCTACAGCATTTCGTATTTCCTCTTTAGGATATACTCTACCATTCTGATTCTTTACTTCACCTTGAATGAAAAGACCGGCCATAACCAAGTCTTTTCCATCTTCTGATTCTAATAGGCGCAGACCTGCTTGGTCTGCTCCCATGTATTCGTAAAGTTTTCTTGCCATAGTCTGTATACTCCTACAGTTAATTAAGCCTTTTTAGGCTCTACTTTAATGTTATCTGTAGGTGTGTGATCTTTTGCTGATGCACCTTTGTCACCTTCGCCACCGTCTTTAGCTTTTACAGGTGAACCTGCGCCATTGACTGATGTTTTCTTAGGTGCTTTAGTAAATGGTGATTCGCCTTCTGCATCGCCTGCTCCGCCTTTTGGTGCGGCAACAGCATCAGATAACTTAGTTGCTTCTTCAACAACTTCGTCTTCGTCTACTGCTTCGTCGATGTCATACTCAAAAGATTCCATTTCGTCTTCCATGTCCATGTCACCCATGTCCATTGGCTCTTCCATATCATCTTCTGGCTGTTCTTCACCGTCATCTGCTAATAATTTTTCAAACTCTGCACGTAGGTCTTCGAGTTCAGCTTCTAAGTCGTCGACTTTATCTTCTAAGTCGCCTTCTTGTTCTGGCTCTTCACCTTCGTCTTCGTCCTCTTCGCCAAGTTCATCGGCTTCGATTTCGTCTTCAGCATTTGTAATTTCGTCAACTAAATCTTCTGACTGATCAATCTCTTCGAAAGATTCTTCAGCTTCTCCAAAAGATTCTTCAACTGCTTCTTCGTCTGACTCTTCAGCTTCTTCAACTGCTTCCTCATCCGACTCTTCTGATTCTTCAATATCCTGATCTTCTTCTGCTTCATCAAGAACTTTTTCGTACTCAGTACGAGCTTTGTCTACTACATATTCATGAAGTAGTTCTTCGGCTTTTTCGTTCTCTTCAGATAGCAAGAGCTCTAGGATTTGCTCTAAACGTGATTCTGACATTTGTGGCCTCCAATTAATTTATAATCAAGGCGCAAGATACGCCTATTACACTTATACTTATGTGTGATAGTGTAAAATGTGTGAAATATGG